GTTAGAAAGTCGGTAGTTAGTGTACGAGGGCCTGACTTAGGGCTTAGTAAACGCACACTACATAGAATATTCTGGACCATTATTTGACTCTCGTCAATTAAAGAAGGCGTCCTAGAATAATACAGGGTAAATACCCTCTCCTACTGTCATCGTAACGCGACGCATCAAAACTTATTCTATGTTTATCATTCTGATGGAAGATCGAATACGATCGCTAATATGCAGTCTCAATCGAGACAGTCATCACAGCTTAGACTTGCGGCACTAAACTCAAAGTCGTAAATACTCTGAGATTCAGGAACCCACGGAGTTATACCGCTTCCCTTTTGATTCGTAAGAATATAATCGTACGAAGGGAACTTGTACTCTGGAAAGACAGACCTAAGAGACTCAACTCTCTTAAGATATTCCTCTTCAGAATATTGAGCCAGCTCTGGTATAGCTGACTTCAAAGATTCAAACTGCTGCTCAACAGCAGTAAGACTCTTACTAGAAACGCAAATAGTAATAGTCTTTAATATGGAAGCTTTCTCAATAGGACACTTGAAAATCTCATAACCGGAATCATAAACCCACTTCCTCTTGCCAATAGAGGCAGAAGTAATGGGCATGGAACCGTAAATGTCATCAGACTTATCAGCGTTAGTGTACTTGAGACCTATGCTACCAAAATATTCCTTAACAGTCCTAAAATTGAAAAATTTCAAAGAATCGGTACTAACCGAATACGTATTGTCATCTCCTAATGAGAAAAACTCAACGTTATCTGAGAAATGTTTCTTCAATTGAATCGAAGGAACTCCTGTATCGGAGGCCAACTTATAGTAAGCCATCCTGATATACAGTGAATTGATAATATCATTGAATAAGAAAGTCATCAAAATCCCCGAGCTCAAAGAGCCGGGAAGTTCGAGAAGATCTTTATCCATCATAATAAGCGGATTAGCAATATCGCTTGCAACCGAGATGAGAGAATTGTAGTAGCTATCAGGCATTACAACTCCCTTCTTGGCTAAGATAGCCTTCTTCACCTTAATAATAACCGTGGCAGCAGCCATGATCATAAGTGTCGAAGACTTCTTATCGAATTTACTAAAATCACCGTTAATAATTCTATCAAAACGGCTGAGACGTTTGTAAACGCGTCCCCAGTCAGTAGAAAAGGGATTTACGCCACCAACAGTCTCAGTTTCGAGAAAGTTTTTAGAATATATCGACATCCAAACCCCATAGTATTTCTTACATAAAATAAAGAAACACATGGGACCAAGAGTAAAAAGTCTAATCTTCCTCTGAGCTACTTTTTCTGCATCACGAGGCTCATCCTTAGCGCACGTCTTGAAGATAACTCCATTACGCTCGCCAGTGGCAGCAGTATTAATCATGTCATCGAGTCGAACCCTAGACTCGACATCTAAGTCGAGACCATGAGGGGCCTGCTCGGAAGGAGCACTAACCAAATGGTTGTACTTCTTTCCTCCCTCTGGAAAACCAGCGGAAGTAGATTTTGGCATGCTACTGACTAAGTCAGTAAAAGCAGAGCCATTAATACAGCTATAGTCATCTAGGATATCATCCATAGAAAAATCTTCAATAGCAGAGAACTTGCTAACCAAATCCTCAATTGCCATATCCAATTGATCTACATCAATCCCAGTAACTTGAGTACTCATATCGTTCAAAGCATTTCTCTCTAAGGAGATATACTGATCATCGTTACGAATATGCGTGAACACAGGGGCAATAAGATTATGATGATACTCAGGAGGAAAGAGCTTAAAAAGCTCCTCCTTATGAGGTAAAAACTTAACCTTAGACACTGCCTTCCTAGTGAAAGCAGTAGAAAAATTGCCACGAAAATTAATCGAGCCAATAGCTGCCGGATCCAACCACCACGTATGGTTATAGGAATTTCCAGCAGTGATATCTCTGACAAAAGGAACCATATCCTTATTATCGTCGAAACCAACGGAACTACTAGGAGAAAAAACTCCATGAGTCCCACTAATGTGTTTAATACCAACATTAATCATATTCTGATCAAGCAGGTGAAAACATGCTAAACTCTTTTCGAAAGAAGAAGCACAGGCAATACCGTTAATCATCTTTTGGTCTCCAATAATGGAGACCAAAGGAGATCCACAGTGTCCTGAAAAAGGATCACTAAATTTACCAACGAAACCAGGAGAAACATAATTACCCTTAATAGGGTCATTGTATTTAATATCCTGATAAACACCAGTAAATTCCACCTCAACCGGCAAGAAAGGCGGGTTTTGATGGCAATAGTAATTCTTGCCAGAAACAGTCGCGGCACTACCTGCATAGTGTGCTTTGACTGGAATCATATTAATAAGGTTTTTAAAAC